TTATTTCAGCAGGGACTTGATGAAGCGATAAAAAGACTTGAGCCGTCAACTTTGATAGTATATGGGAAAGCAAGAGATTTTAATTTCCACGATGTGAACGTAGTATTTGCAGAGCATTCAACGATGGAGGGATTACATGGGCGGCAGAGGTAGTGGAAGCGGTAAAGGCGGCGGCGGTAAAAGCGGTGGGGGGGGGTCTCACCAAGCAGGAACAGGATTATTTAAGCATCAACACACGTGGTGCAATTTCTGATGCAGGCGAAGGCCAGTACGTGCCAGAGTGGTTCATGGATAGAAACAACCTCACTGCCGTGCATTCAGCTACAGGCAAAGAGACTGAAAAGGCCGTACAGGTACGCGCGACCTTCACTAATGTTGCGTACGGAAGTGACCCGGAAGGTAAGGCGTGGGTGCCAAAAAGCATTCTGCAAACGCGCAAAGAGTATGCCGCAGAAGGCGCAGCAAAGACTGCCAGATGGCAAGGTAATCAAAGCTATACAAAGTACTTGAAAGACACAGCCAAGGCCGCAGGCGTTAAAATAGGCAATATGAGTAGCTGGGACAAAATCCAAGCTAAGTTGAAAAAGGCGGGCGTAAAGTATAAGACCCGCGATGCGTACTAAGAGGAAAGAAAAGGGGCAGGCTGCACAGGCTAAAATTAGGTTATGGCAAACGATGAGAACCTGAAAAAGGGCAAGGCTACGCAGTTCCGAACAGGCGAGGAACAGGCGAGAATTGCAAAAAAAGGCGGCATCAAGAGCGGTGAAGCGCGCAAGGCTAAACGTGACCGCTTGGGGTGGGCAAATACTATCCTCACAGCCAACCTAGAGGGCAAAGCCAAAGAGCAAGTACGCAAGTTAATCGGCGATGATGCAGACGATGCCACGCTGTGGGCAGCAAGCCTACTCCAGCAGGTGGCACAGGCTACCAAGGGAGACAACCAGAGTTTCCGCAACGTTAACGAGATATATCAAGAGATTGAAGCCAAACAAGACCGCCAAGAGATTGAAAACGATGAGTTTTCAGATGCGATAGATGCATTCAGCATTAGTCACAAACAGTTAGACATTTTGCAGTTCCAAAACGACCGCGAGCATGACAGCCTTATATGTGACGGTGCGATTAGATCAGGTAAGACATCGTTCATGATGTTGGCGTTTGTTGATTGGGCAATGCGCAATTTTAAGAGCAAGTCGTTCATAATTTTGGGCAAAACAGTGGGGTCGGCCGTGCGTAATGTGGTTGAGCCTTATATGGCTCTCACATACGCACAGAGACGTTATAAGCTGACATGGGCTGCATCAAAGAGCAGGCTTACGGTGGAGCGCGGCGGCGTGACGAATTATTTCGATGTGTTCGGCGGCGCAGATGCATCAAGCTACCAGTTAATCCAAGGTTTCACAGCGGCAGGGTGTTTGATTGATGAGGTGGCATTGTGCCATCAGAGTGCAGTCAATCAGGCATTGGCCAGGTGCAGTGTGGCAGGGTCAAAGTATTGGTTTAATTGCAACCCAGATAGTCCGCATCATTGGTTTTACCAAGAGTGGATTTTACGAGCCGAGGAGCAGAAGGCACTGCATCTGCATTTTAAGCTTGCAGATAATCCAGGATTGACACGCCAAGTCATTGAGAGATATGAGCGACAGTATCACGGTGTATTCAAACAAAGGTATATTGATGGCGAGTGGGTAGTGGCAGAAGGCCTTGTATACCAGTATGAGGACAGGGAGTATACGATTGAGCCGGAGGATGTACCGGCAGGTGGTATGTATTATCTTGGTTGTGACTATGGCATCACTAACCCATTTGCATGTTTGTTAATCAAAGTGGCAGCAGGCAAAGTGTATGTGATTGATGAGTATGTGTTTGACAGTCGCGCAGAGGGGCGCAGGCTTACCGATGAGGAGCATTATGTCAACGTTGAAAAGTTGGCAGAGGGACACAACATCCAGGAGTTGGTCATAGACCCGTCAGCAACGAGCATGAAAGAGACCATTTACAGGCATGGTAAGTTTGATGTGGTTGATGCAGACAATGATGTGATTGCAGGAATTAGGTCAGTTGACCAAGCATTGGCAAAAGGGGACATCAAGGTGTCCACAAAATGCCAAAATTTAATCAGGGAGTTTGGCCTTTATCGTTGGGATGACACAAAAGCGAAAGATACCGTAATCAAAGAGTGGGATCACGCTTGCGACAGCTTACGTTATTGCTGGTATACATCATTGCGTGACTTAATCCCGGGTTACTTGGATTAGCTATAATGTGGCTTAAAGACGTTCTAAGGACGGTTTAATGGGTTTTGTTAATACGTTGCTGCAAAATTGGGGCAACAGAAATAAAAAAGAGATTCAAGGCACGACAGCCACACAGCTATTCCGCGATTACCATCATAAAGGTGACGGGTACTCAGTTGAAGCGGAGGTTTCAGAGACGTTGGCAAATCTGGTGCTTATGTTGTCAACGATGCCGATTAGTGGGGACAATGAGCGCGCTAAGTGGTTGGATGGAGTGGCTGATGTGTTTTATAGAGATAAGGCTAAAAAGCTGCTAAGTGCGGCATTTCTCACAGGGGACGCGCTTGTGATTCCGTCTTGGACGGGGCGAAACATCCAGAACATTGTAGTCAGTGCGGACGATTTCGAGATATACGCGGCGGCGGGTGATGAGATTACGTGTTGTGGGTACATTGTCGATACGAAAAAGAAGAACAATGAGACGTATTCGCTAATTCAGGTGCTTGAACTGAAAAACTACACAGCGAACGATGGCAGCGCGGCGCAGGCATGTGAGTACAGAATGGCAGTTGCGCGTAATGGAGCGTTTGTTGCAGATGGATTGAGCCTATTCCCCGAATGGGGCGGGAAGTTTGAACAGGTGTGGAGCGTGCCGAATGTTGACCGCTTACTGATAGGCAGGTACAAGTCATTCACGACCAACCCGACAGACCTGAACAACGTGAAAGGTGTGCCGATATGTTACGGGGCATCAGAGCCGATTCGAGAGATTCACTACTTACTGGATCAGATGCATAACGAATTTGGTTTGAGCGAAAAGGCTATTATGGCCAACAAGCGTTTGTTCAAAAAGGAGTTCAAAGGGGACACAGCTTATACAGTGCTTCCATCAGGGCGTGAGCGTTTGTTCGTCGATACATCAGGTCAGGACATGGAGATTCATGACTGGTCACCGGACATTAGATACCAGGCGTACCTTGATGCCATCAACAAACAGGAGACATTGGTTGAGCGCGCAGTGGGTGTATCAACAGGGATTATTTCATCAGCGGCGACCGATTGGAATTACCAGAATGTTGACAACGTCAGAAAGTCGCAGCAAAAGACAATGGGGTTTGTTTCGTCAGCGAGGGAACAAGCTGAAAAGTGCTTGAACGATTTGGTTTACAGTTGGGACGTTCTGGCCAACTACTACGATGTTACACCAATGGGTGAGTATGACATCAATTATTCATGGTCAGATGAGTATATTGAGACATTCACAGACCGCCAACAAGCTATCTTGGCGGGTGAGGCGATTGGTGCCACGGATGCGGTGGACTATAGGATGTTTGTAATGGATGAGAGTCCAGAGACAGCGCGACAGAGGGTGGAGGAGATCAAGGCCACGCAGCGCGCAGATAACATGTTGCAGATGATGCAGGAGGCATAGATGAGACGCACAGAAAGCGCAGAGATTACGATTACTACCGACATTGCGGGTGATGTGGTAAGCAGCCATGAGGTAAGGTTTTCGCAGGCTAGGGAGTGCATTCTGACTAAACAAGGGACGTGGGACGGTAACACGCTGACAGTTGAACTCACTCCAGAGGAAACAGAAGCATTGCAATGTGGTAGATTCGATGTGCAAGTGCGCGCCACCATGAACGGCGGCGCAGTAGTAGTGAGTGATGTGATGGATGCAGTCATCCTTGATGCTATATGCTGACAAGTCTCACATCACAACAGACTAAACTCAATGCTAGTTTGAGCGTAAAGTCCAGTGCGTTGAACGCAAGCATGGAGACATCAGAAAACGCGCTAAAGGAGAGCAAAGTGTATACTGATACTCGATTAGATGAGGAGCGCGTTATTTCAGATGGCAAGTATGTGCACAACGATTACGCGATTAGTGGGGGCCTCATAGACCAACTGACCGCGTAAGGAGAACGCACATGGCAACATCATATTTAGACGCAACAGGCTTGGCACGTTTGTGGGAGCGTATCAAAGGCAAGTTCGTGGTGCAGGTTACAGGCAAGGGACTATCAACAAACGACCTCACAGACGCGCTGGTAACTAAAATCAACGGTGCAGTTCAGAGCGAAACTGGCAAAGGTTTGTTCAGCGGCAAATACAGCGACCTCACAGGCTCACCAACAGCAGTTTCAAGCTTTACAAATGATGCAGGCTACCAGACAGCATCACAGGTGACATCAACAGTTTCCGAAGCCACAAAGAGCCTGGCCACCACGTCATATGTCGATGGCAAGGTTTCAAGTGTTTATCGTGTTAAAGGCACGGTAGACGATAAGGCATCATTGCCAACATCAGGCAATTCCACGGGTGATGTTTACAACACCACAGATACCGGAATGAACTACGTGTGGAACGGCACAGAGTGGGATGCATTGGGACAGATTGTTGACTTGAGCGGCTATTTGCTTGCGAGTGATGTGTCAGCAATTACAACCGCCACGATTGATGCGTTGGCATAATGAAGTACCTAGACGAAACAGGCCTTGCTGCATTATGGAGCAAGATTAAGAGCCTTGTTTCGGGCAAGGCAAACAGAATTTGGTATGCGGTTGATTCGACAACGGCATCAACGGCAACAAAGACGCTGACCACTGATGATGATTTTGAGTTGAAAAAAGGCGCAATAATTGTTGTCAGGTTCAGCGCGACAAACACAGCATCCACGCCAAAGTTTAACGTTAATGGGACGGGCGCAATTGCCGTGAGATACAGAGGAAGCACCATTTCCACCAGCTATTTAGCGGCAAACAGAACGTACCCGTTTGTGTACACGGGGACGTACTGGGAGATGATGGTAGACAGGGACACGACCTATTCGAACCTAAGCTTGGGTGGAGGTTTGGCGGTGTGTTCGGCGGCGGATGATGTGGCACTCACAGCTACGCTTGCAAGCTATACGCTGGCAACGAATAGTCGCGTGAGCGTGCGGTTTGAAGTGGATGTGCCGGCGGAGGCCACGTTGAACATCAATAGTAAGGGTGCTAAGGCCATTTACTATCAAAATGAAGCAATTGCAGATGGAGTGATCAAGGCGGGCACGACAGCAACGTTCGTTTATACGACAGTTTATAATTTAGTCAGCGTGGACAGTGTAGGTGGCGGAGATTTAGAGTTTCCGACAGATGATGAGTTGATTGAGTATCTGACAAGTGATTAAAGACCCGACAGAAAAAAGCACCCAGGATGAGTTAGAGGACGGCATAGACGCAATTGTTTATGCCGTTTGGGTGTCGGTTGCGGGGTTAATCGCATCGAAGCTTAAACAAGGGCAGAGCATCACAAACGTTTACGCAGAACTGCCGAAAGATATGCAGGAGATTGGGCGCATATTTCAGAGCGCAAGAGAGCAGGTTGACGCCAAGGTTCAAAATGCATTTGAGAGCATGGCAACGGCAAACGATGCATGGGCGGCGCAGTTTTACAAGGCGGCGAATGTTGAGCAGGTGGCCATTCAGGCAGACCCATTAAAAAAGCTGATACTAGAGCGCGGACTGAAAGAAGCGGCGGCGGCAAGTGATTTAGTTCAGACGTCAGTTGTGGCAATTACGGATGGTGCGACCACACAGACAGTTGAGAGCGCGTATAAGGCAGTGTTGAACACATTCACAGCACGAATGGTGCAGGAAGCAGAAACAGGCATTACAGCGCAGAAAGCATCCACGCAGGTTGTTTCACAGTTGATTCAGAAAGTAAGCGGGCAGAAAATGTGCGTTGTGTATCAAAGCGGGCGCACAATGGAATTAAACGCAGCGGTGCGTATGAACGTTATGGACGCTTACAGAAACTGCTTGCAAGATTTAAGGTACAAACAAGGCGAGGAGTTCGGAGCGGACGGTGTGGAGGTGTCCAGCCACGACCCGTGCGCGCCTGACCATGTGGACTTTCAGGGCAGGCAGTATACGTATGCGGAATGGAAAACAGCGGAACAAGGCGCGAGCGGGCGTCTTATAGGTTCAGGCCAGAATTGCACGCACGTAGTTTGGCCAGTGATTGTGGGCGTGAATGCACGCAGTAAGACAGATGCCCAGTTGAAAGCCATCAAAGAGAGCAGCGAAGAACAGATTACGTTTAAGGGCGTGGGTGGTCAGGAATTGACTAAGAGCCGTTACGAGTGCACGCAGTATCAACGGCAGATGGAGCGGAGCATTCGTAAGCAGGAGACAGCGGCATATCTCAATCAGAAAGCGGGCAATGAGCAGGCAGCAAAGGCATTGAAAGCGCAAGCAAAGAGCGCACGCGCCACGTACAAGTCAATCAGTGAGCAAATGGGATTGAAAACGCGACTTGAGCGGACGAAAACATATGTACTATAATGTTTGCACGCGCACACGTTAATGTGCCAACACCCAAGCGCGGCAGGCGCGCTTTAAACTGACTGGAGGAGTTGTATAAGTGCAAGACATCAAAAACATTCTGGCAGGCGTTGAAGGATTGACAGAAGAACAGGCGGAAGCCATCACAAAGGGTGTGACGGACAATTACCGCACAATTTCGGAGACGCAGAAGAAGGCCGAGAAAATCGCGACACTGGAGCAACAAGTTAAGGAATTGACCGAAGCCGCAAAGGCGGTTGAGGGAAGTTCAGCGGAACTTGAAGCTTTGAAAAGCAAGGTAGCGGAGTACGAGCAGGCGGAAGCGGACAGAGTGGCCGCGGCGCAAGAACAGCAACAACGCACATTGTTTGAAAGCGGTTTTAATTCGGCAGTCGGGGAGCGCAAATTTACCAACGATGTGATTAAAAGCGCGATATTTGACAAGGTTTATAACGCGTGCAAGACACCAGGTGTGGGCGTGGCAGAAGCATTGGCGGATGCTACTAAAGACTTGGAGGGTGTGTTTGTAAACCCGCAACAGGATGTTAAAAAGATGCCGGCACTATCAGACGTTAAAGGGACGTCTGGCAGCACCGACAGTCAGATG